CGCTTGAGCGCGAGCGAGGAGCCGTTGACATTGCCGGACGCATCCGAGGTCCAGGCGATCGAATATTTGGTGATGCCGCCACCGAGATCGGAGGTGGTGAGCGCGATAGAACCGGCCATCGTTGGCGATTTCCGTTGCTGAGAAAGTCACGATCGGCGCGCATCGAGCGATCAAGACGCGGCGGGCGCTTCATGAGCGGTTCGAGAACAGACGCACGTAATCGACGACCAGCGTGGCGACGCCCGTGCCGGAAGGCTTGTAGACCGAGAGATAAGGTTGCAGCAGGCCGGTCGCGCCGAACTTGATCTGCCCGGCCGTGTTGTAGCGCACGCCGTCGACGTAATAGCCGACATCCTGCGTGTTGCTGGCGTCGATCCGGAAGATGTGGAAAGCGCTGGCCGCAAGCGCGATTCCGGTGGAGATCGCATTCTGCACCGAGCCGTCCTGCGAGCGCATCAGCATGGTGCCGTTGCCGCTCGCGCCGAACTGAAGATATTCGGTGTTGTTATCGGGACCGTCGATCCAGCTCGCGGCGGCGCCAAACACCGCCTCGACACCGGAGGCGCTCGGCAGCACCGACAGCGCGGCGCGGCATTCGAACTCGAATCCCTTGGTCGGATCGAGGTGCTTGTTGTCGGCCCAGTAGAGCGTCGCCTCCTGCTTCTCGGAGGTCGCATCGAGAGCAAGCTGGACCTGGCCGAACTGGCCGCTGGCGACGCCGGCAACGCTCGGCGTTCCGCCGGTCTCAACCAGCTTTTTCACCCAGTCGACGCCCTGGGTCGCCGTAGTCGGGAACGCCTGCTTGCCGGCGGCGAGGAAGTCGTCCTCATAAAACAGAGCCGTCAGCGCGAAGACGCGCTCGTGCGTGTTCTGGTCGAAAAATTCGAGATTGTTCGTCGCGTTGAAGCGCGAATGGACTCGGGCCTTGTCGGACATTGAGGTCCCTTTCCGACATCAAGAAAGGATCGAGGGCGGCTGCGCCTGCTGGTAGCGGTGCAGCACGTAGATCATCGCCTCGGTGATATTTGCGGCGTTCGACGCGCCGGTCTCGATAGCGATGGTGTGAAAGCCGTTCGCCATGTCCATGCAATCTTGTGGCGAGATTTCGAACACGACCACCTTGCTGTGCAGCCCGGCGTCGGTCGTATAATTCGCGGCGTTTGTCTGCTTGGTGAGCTGATCGCCGGCACTTTCGTTGAGATCGCTCCAAATCTGGGTGGCGCCAATTGCCTTCGAACCGGTGCCGGACGTGTCCTGCGCCTGAAGCGGAGTAAGCTGCACAGTCGCGGCATTGCCCTGGTTGATGTGGCAGACGATGTAGGCCTTGTCGCCCTTGCCAACATTCACGTAGCCGCTGGTGCGGCCGGCGGCATCGGCTGCGGGCGCGAGTAGCTCGACGGGCGGGATGATTTCGGGAAGCGAAAACTGACGGGCCATGGCAGGCTCCTTTCGGGGATTGAATGACGGTGATTGGACGGCGCTTGACGTCTATACGGCAGTGCCGTATATAAGCTCTGTGCACGCGGTGCTCGAAACCCCTACTTTTCTGCGCGACGTTGCGCAGAGCGACATGTCGGAGGATCAGCACGATCGCATCGTGCGCCGGGTCGCCGAAAACCCGGCGCGAGGAGACGTGATCCCGGGCACGGGTGGCGCGCGCAAAGTGAGGTTTGCGGGGCGCGGCAAAGGCAAATCGGGCGGCTATCGCGTCGTTACCTATTTTGCCGCGGATGATGTTCCGGTGCTGTTGCTCGCCTTGATCAACAAGGGCGAGCGGGCCGATCTCTCGCAGGCCGAACGCAACGAGTTGCGCAAGGAACTGCAAGGGTTTGCGGACGACTACCGCGCAGGCGTAAAGGCAAGAGTTGCGGAGCTGAGAAAAGGACGTCGGTGATGAGCAAGCTCGGAAAGAAGTTGATTCAGGCCGCCAAGGAAGCGCGCGCCATCGCGCGAGGCGAAGCGAAAGCCTCGAGCTATCGCGTTCACCTTCCCGGCGATATCGACGTGCAGTCAATTCGCAAGCGGCTTGGAATGTCGCAAGCCGAGTTTTCGGCCCGGTTTGGCATTCCGCCAGGCACACTACGCGATTGGGAACAAGGCCGCCGTGTCCCCGAGGGACCAGCCCGTGTGTTGCTCAAAGTGATCGAAACTGATCCCAAAGCGGTCGAGCGGGCTCTCGCCGCAGCCTGACCCCGTTCATGTGCCCGACGGCGCTGTCGGGCGCACGAGTTCGGCGCGCGCGGCGTCGTAGGCGAAGCTGGCGCTGACCTTGTCGCGCTGGAGGTCGGCGAGCTTGCGCCTCGCCTCCCGCACCATCTCCTCCGCGGCGCGCAGATCGTTTGCAGCGGCCTCGATTTTGGCGGTTCGCTCGGCCGTCTCCCTGGCGTGCTTCCTGTCGAGGGATTCGAGCGGTGACAGCTTCTTGTCTTCGGCCATGGGTGCGTCCTATCAGCGGCTTGCCAGCGAGACGAACGGCGAGAGGGTGTTGGAGCCCTTGAACGGCGTGAGTTGAGCGTTCCAGAGCGGCTCGCCATCGACGCGGTAGGTGATGCGAAACACCATCTCATCGGTGAGAAAGGCCACATGCATCGAGGACGCCGCCTGGATGCCGCCCTTATCGACGATGCCGTATTGCGAATAATCGGCGAGCACGATGTCGCCCTGGGTGCCGAGCGTATTGCTGTACTCCACCGGGATCACCGGGCGGCCGAACAGCGTGCCGTAGGGTTGGCCGGAAATGCCGTTGGCGGGCAGATAAACCGGCACGCCGGCGGTGCCGATGATCTGGCTCAGCGCATAGAGCTGCGGCTCGTTGTCCTGATTGATCCACCACACCGCATTCTGACGTGAGCGCGCCCAACAACGCGACCACATCTTGAGGATGTTTTCGTAGACGATGGTCTTGGTCGCCTGCCCGGTCTCGATCGCCACCGTGATCATGGCCGGCGCGTTCATGACACCGAGCGGCTGGCCGGCGCCGGTGCCCTCGAAGACCGCGTCCTCGGTCATGAACATGATTTCTTCGGAGAACGCCTTGCCGGCGATCGAGGTCAGCAACGACTGATCGGCGAGAAGCTCGTCGGTGACCCACATCAGCGACATCAGCTTCTTCAGGTCGTACTCGATGAGGCGGAATTTCGGCTTGGTGCCGGTCGGCTGCGTGCCCTCCCCGACCCAGAACGATTGCACACCGCCCCAACGCGACCCGGTGGCGCGGCTCGTTTCATCGACGCCCGGAATTTTGATCGAATTGGCCGTGGTGGAGAGCGAGAACTTCTCGCACCGGCTCAAAATCTCGCCCATATCGTAGGAGCGCATGAAGACTGCGGTGGCGAAGTCGGTCTGCACCAGGAAGCCGCCGGCGGAGGGATCGATTTCGCCGGCGCCGGTCGGCGCGCGCACCAAGCGGGAGTCAACGTCCGCGCCGTGCGTCATGTGATAGCGCGCGACCGCCACGAGCTGCTCGCCAAAGGAACGAAAGCGGCCGGGACCCTCCCACGAAGTCTCGCCACCCTCGCGCAAAAGCGCGCGCGCCTTGCGCAGATAGTGCTCGAACGGCGGCACGCGCCGCACCTGCCGACCCGAGATGCTGCTCTCGTAGTAGGGATCGAGCACGATTGGCACCGCAGCAGCGCTCGGATTGCCCGCGGCATTTTCGGGATGCGGGCGGGCACGCGACGCTGCAAGTTGCAGCACTCGCTCGGCTTGCGCGATCTGTTGATCGAAGCCGGCGACTTCGCGCTCCTTGGCCTCGAACTTTTCCTTGTCGCCGATCAGCGCTTCGAGTGCATCGATCGCCGTGGCACGCGCCTGGCGCAGTTCGTTCAACTTGTTGTCCATCATTGGTCTCCAATAGCGGGCGGCCGCGGGGGCGGCCCGTGCACAGGTCAGCGATTGCGGGTTGGTCAGTGGTCAGCTGGGCTTGGCGAGCCGCAGCAGGCGCACGCGACGAGCGCGGATTTCCGATTCCGGCGCGCCGAGCGACGCCTGTTCGGGATCCTCGTCGGTGCCGTCGTCGTCACCGTCGCCATCGTCGCCGTCGGGCTTGTGATTTTGCTCGATGACGCCCATGACGTGATCGCCGGCGGCCATGCAGTGGTCGTGGGCTGCGCGCAGCCGCCGCTCGTTCTCCTCCGAGAGCACACGGCCAGCGCGCTTTGATTTGGTCGCGAAATTGCGAGCGAGTGCGATGAGGCGCGCGGCGAACTCGTCGGCCGACAGCACACCGTTGGCAAACAGCGTGTTGAGCGCGGCTGCGCTTTGTTCGAAGGACTTGTCTTCACCCCGATGTTTGCTGCCATTCGCAGCCGGCGCGGATTGCTGCCGGCCATCGGCGCTGCGCGATGGCAGAAAGGGCGGCACCTCATACACGGCTGGCGCTCCCGCGGCCTTGCGCAAGGCCTCGATCTCAGCGCGCGGGATGATCGTCATACCGCCCTGGTCGAGCGCGCGCTCCGCCCAGGCAATGAGAGGGCTTGTATCGATCCCGAGCGACCGGGCGCCGACCAGGCAGTCCGGGTTGGCCGGAATGTTGACCACCGACCATTCAAGCAACTCCTGTTCGAGGTAATCGATGCCAAAGCCGCGCTCGCCACCCTCGACGAACTTGTATTCGAGCGGTATCCAGCCAACCGAAGCGGCGCCGATAAAGCGCGCTTTGATCAGCCGAAAAATGGTGTCGGCAAGTGGATGCGCGTCGCGCTCGGCAAATACGGCGCGCGATTTGAGCCGGCCGCCCTCCACGCGCACGTTCTCGGCGCGGCCGATCGCTGGGATCGTATCGTCGTGCGCCCACAGCACGACCGGGTTCTTTTCGAAGTTCTCGGTCTTCCACCCCTCGACCGCGATGGTGGAGTTGTAGCGGTCCAGGGCCTCGGTGGAGATGACGAAATCGGCGGAGCGGTCTTCGATCCCCGCAGTCACGCTTGCCTCGACGCCGACGAGTTTCGCCATCCGCGCGCCGCTGGCGTCGAAGAAGATGTCGCGCGGCGTCTGGCCGGCCTTGAGCCGCGCCATGACGTCGGAGGGTTTCAGAATCTGCGGCATGCGTTTCTCATTTCACCGTGCCGTCTTCGGGCCGGCCGGCATCATCGGGCGCCGTGCCGGTCGATTGGCTGCCCATCACCGCCATGTTGGATGGTTGCAAAAGCTTTTCGCCGTCTGGATCGGGATCGCGGCCGTCGTCGACGCGCGCCTCGTTTGGCTTGAGAAAGCCGCTCATGATGCCGACGCGATAGGCGTTGTAGCGAGAGGTGATGTCGGCGCGCACAAGCTCGGTCAGATCAAAGGCGACGTGGATGCCGTCCTTCGCCAGGCCAAAGGTCTTGCTTAGCTTCACCTTCCAGCGTCGGGTGTACCCGGACACCGTGTAGTTGACGTATTCCTGCGCCTGCTGGACGATATTGTTGTTGGTCGAACGCGATAGCTCGCCGATCATGTGCGGCGGGATGCGGAACATTCGCGCGATTTCCTGTACCTGGAACTGTCGCGCCGCGATGAACTCCAATTCCTGTGCCGACAGCGACAGCGGTGTCCACTTGAGCCCGGCCTCGAAGATTGCCGCCTTGCCGGCGTTCTGCAGCCCCGCATTGAGTTCTTTCCAACGACCCTTCAGCCGTTCGATGGTCGGACCATCGAGTTTTTGGTCGGTCGAAAGCACGCCCGATGGTTTTGAGCCGGCACCGATCCACTGCGCAGCCTGGCGCTCCTGCGCCAAGGTCAAGCCGATTGCATCGCGCGCGACCGCGATCCGCGAGGCGCCGAGGAGGCCATTCACCGACAATCCGCGCAGATGAAACACGTCGGCGGCCGGGATCAGGAACGGCATTTCGCGCAGTTCGGCCATTTCGTGCAGGCCGAACGGCGTAACGCGGTAGAACAACTCGCCGGTTGGCGTCTCCCACAGCGCCACGCGGTCTGGATTGATCGGAACGAGCTTGACCGGCCTGCCGCGCCAGTCGCGAATGATCACCGCGTAGCCATTGCCGCGCAGCACCAGGCCAACCTGGACCATCTCGGCGAATTCGAGCCAGTCCTGCCACTCGTTCGGCTCCTCAAGGAGCAGCGCAAGCGGATGGTCGGTGATCTGCTCGCGTGAAGAATCGGAGCGCAGCCGGTAAAGCGAAACCGGCAGCTTGGCCACGTCCTCGGTGAGCATCATGACGCACGCCATGACGCACACCGCGCCGAGCGCCGTCTGTTGGTTGATCTCGACGCCGGCGGTCGACGGCACCGACCAGAGCTGATCGCCCCAGAGGAGCGCGTCGGCGGTGGTGTCGGTCGACCGCGTCGCGCGCCACACATTCGGCATGGCGCGCGTGAACGCACCGAGGTGCGAGATAAGCCCCATGCCGCTTTTTCTTCGCCTCAGGCGCTGCCGAGAATGATGATGCCCTCGCCGATGCCACCGGAGTGCGGGTTCATCGCCATCAGCGCCACCGCGTTGAGCAACGCCATTAGCGGGTCGATTTTGGCGAAGCCCGCCGCCTGCTTGGTGATGGTGATCGCGTTGCCGCGCGGCTCGACCTTGGCGTTGCCGACCGCCCAGGCCATAAGCGGCACCCCGCCGTGAACGAGGTCGCCGCCGGCGAGCTTGCGCTCGGCCGTCTTGATCGCGTTGTTCAGCTTCCAGCCCTGCGGGACGCCGACGATGATCCCGGCTTCGGGGCTCGCGTCGATGTTGCGCTCGGCTAGCTCGTCGACGATGGCGCCGATGCCCACCGGATCGACGCCGATGGCGCTTTTGTCCGGCAGCAGACCGGAGTCGCGCACCTGTTCGACAAAGTCGGCGACCTCGATCACGTCGTCGCCGACGCGCTTCACGATCGTCAGATCGCCATCCGCCTCGAAGTCGCGCAGCCGCGCCGCGATGTCCTTGCGGCGCTCCAGCACCGCCTCGTGCGCCCAGGCATGGCCCCAGTGTAGCCACTTGCGCGATTGAGTGTCGTTTCCCGGTTCGCGCGCGCGGCCGAGTACCGCGAGCCCAAGCAAATCGTCGAGGCCGCCGCCGTCGATCCCGATCGTCGCGACCTCACTGCGGGCCAGCAATTCGTCGAGCGTAAGCGCCGGCTCGGCGTTCTTCTCCCAATGGTGCGCGCCGGCCCAGTCGTCGGACTTGAGCGCGAGCCCAATCTCGATGTTGAGGTGCTGCGAGGCCCAGCGCCGGACCTCCTTCTCGCCGGCGATCTGCGCCGCCTCGAAGTCCTCGATCAGCCGCGCGATCGTCACCGAGCGGTCGCGGTTGGGCGTAACCATCGGCCAGTTCGCCGGGTCGCGCCAAGCGCCGGACTTGATGATCTCGTCCGGGAACTCGTACAGCACTGGCAACATCGGTCCGTTGGCGCGGCCGTCTCGGATGGCGCGCGCCTTCATCAGCTCGTCGCGGAAGATTCCCGCCGGCGGGTCGTCCGACTGCGTCGTGATAAAGATCAGGAAGCCTTCCGGCTGCGAAATCAGCCCGCCGCGCAGCTGTCCGATGATCTTGTCGGCCTTATTGATCTTTCCGATCTGATGCAGCTCGTCGACCAGCACGCCCGCCGGCTTCGGGCCGGTGGCGACGCTGGCGTCGAAGGTCTTGACTTTGAGCCGCGCTTTCGTGCGCCGGTCGGTGATGGCCTTCAGATGCTCCTGGATGTGCAACCGCTTCTGCAGGAAGCCATCCGGGTCGCACTCGATCATCCCGGCCGCCTGATTGAACGCGAGTTCCGAGACCTCGTGGGTCGGGCCGGTCAACAGGAATTCCGCGCGCGGCCGGCGGTTCATCAAGAGCGCCGTCACCATCAGGGCAGCGCCATTGGTCGTCTTGCTGTTCTTCTTCGGGACGAGATTGAAGCTCTCGCGGACGTGCCGGACGCCCGTCTCGATGTCGTAGGAGCCGAAGATTGCCGCGATGATATCGCGAAACCACTCGGCCCCCACCTCTCCGAACGACGGCGTGCCGGCGACGTCGGGAATGCGCAGCTTGTTGTAAATCGCAATGGCCCGCCGCGCCTCCTTCTGGTCCAGCGGCAAGTCGGGGATCAGCGATCGTCCGTTCCGCAGCCGGTCTTCCCAATCGGGACACGCGAAAGTCCACGTCAATTGGCCCGGCTCTCGTCGACCAGCTCAGACCAATCGGTGCCCTGCGCCGCGGTGTGGGCAGCGAGGCGTGCGGCTTCCTTCTTGCCCAGCGGCTTCGGCCGCAGCGGAGCGTATTCGGAGCGTCCGCCGCGGGTGCGTTCCCACCAGATTCCAGCAGCGAGGACGCGCTGCTGTTCGGCACGCATCAGCTTGCCGGCATCGGGATGGCCAGCCGGGTAGTATTGCGCGGGGGCGCCGACGGCTTGCAGGAAGATCGACTCGGCCACCTTGGCGTTGGCTTTGACGAAGGCGACATCGAGTTCGATCCGGAAATGCTTGCGCAGGGTCTTCGCGTCGATGCCGACGACGATCGCGATGTCGTCCTCCGGGATCCCGTACCGGGCCATGATTTCGACCTCCTTGCGCTGCTCGGCGCTCGGAGCGAATGCGGGACGTCCCATCGATTGACCTTTGCGATTGTTCGGAGCGACCCACCCCCTTTTTTATAGGGCGGGAAATACTCGCCTCGGCTGGCGAAAAAAATTTCTGCGCGTGAGGAAGCGCGGGGTTGCTGCCCGGCGGCTTTCGAGGGATTTAATCCCCCTACCGGCTTCAGGCTCCCATCCTTCTTGCGCGCTCCACGTTGGTCTTGCGCGTGTGGCACGAGCCGCAGCGAAGCATCACGTTTGTCTTGTCGAGCGGCGCGCCACCGTCCTTAAGCTCGACGATGTGATCGCCGAACACTCTCACGCCGGTGCGCCCGGGAAAGCGGCACGTCGGATCTTCACATCGCGCGCCGCGCTCGCGAATGATCTCGGCGACGAGCGCGCGCCACTCGGGGCTGAGATAGAACGGGTCCGTCGTCTTAGCCGCAGGCAATGCCGAGCGGGTATCGAGCAGCATTGTTCGATTGCCCAGCATCGAGAGGCGCGGTGTGCGGCGCTTGCTCCCTTGACCGTGGTGCATCGGGCAGAAGCCTTCTTGCCAAGCGGCTGAAGAGCCACACCGAGCAAAGCAATCATGCGGAGCGATTATGTGCTTGGCTCTTTGGCCCAGCAGCGCGTGTATGGCGACCATCAGAAACGGATGGTCAGATCATGGACGACTGGACCGGACTCACCGCCGCAGAGGTTCGCGCCCGCGTGACCGCTGCCCGCGAACCCGCACTGCGGAAATTCCTGGCGAATGCTGGCGCTGAGGTTCTGCCTGGCGAAACGCTCGAACAAGCAGTCAGGCGCGTGCAGATGACGATCTTCGATGCCATCCGTCACGCCGCCAAGACTGCACTCCCCAACGAAACCTTCCAGGAAGCCATGGACCGCGTGCTCTCCGGGCGAAGCTGAAGACTTGTGCTTCGTCCAAACCGGGCCTCGCGCCGATGCGGGGCTCAGGGTCATAGAAGGGCCGCGATGGTCGCGGCTCGACTAACAGGAGCCAACAACCATGGCACCGCTTTCCGACTCTCAACTCGTCGTCCTCTCCACCGCATGTCAGCGGGAGGATCGATCGGTCTACCCGCTCACCGCCAAGCTTCCCGGCGGTGCGGCGACCAAAGTCTTGAACAGCCTTCTCAGCAAGGGTTTGATCAAGGAGGTGCAGGCGAAGCGCGAAGACCACGTCTGGCGCGAGCACAAGAAGCACGGACGTTTGACCTTGCGTGCCACGCCGGCGGCATTCGAGGCTCTCGGCATCACCACGGACGACGCGGCTGCATCACCTAGTCAGGAAGCCACTACCGCGGAGTCCAAGCCGACGAAGGGCCGTAAGCGAAAGGCATCAACGTCGAGCGACAAGCCGAAGGGCACGCGCGCTGACAGCAAGCAGGCGAAGCTCATCGAGATGCTCAAGCGGTCCGACGGCGCCACGATCGATGAGATCGCCAAGAAGTTCGACTGGCAGGCTCACACCGTGCGTGGCGCCATCGCGGGCGCTCTCAAGAAGAAGCTCGGCTTGGACGTCACCTCCGAAAAGATCGAA